TCAGACCGAGGGCCGCATACTTGGCGACGAGTTCTTCGCGGGTGACGGCGAAGTCAACGGGGACGAAGTAGATGAAGCGGTCGCCCTTGCGAACAGCCTGGACGAAAGCCTTCTTGCCGACGACATAGCCGACGAAGCGGTCGGAGGGGTGTGTGCCTTGGGTGGTCATTAGATGGTGAAGGATGAGTCGATGCCGTTCACGCGGACCTTGTAGGGGCCGGAGCCGACGGAGCCGGAAAGGCTATAGGTCGCGCCGCTGAAGCCCGTGCAGTTTTCGTAGGTCGCCGAGCTGTCCACGATGCCCCAGTTGGTCGTGAGGTTCGAGATGAACTGCGGGACGTTGGAGAAGCAGATGTCGCCCGTCGAGCCGGAGGACTGCGTGTAGATGATGTTGGCGATGGCATCCGCCATGGCTCGGTCGGGGTTGAAGGCCGTCTGCTGAATGGTCGAGTCGCTGAAGGTGATGCCAGTACCAGTCACCGATAGACCACTTACACCCGTTCCAAGGTTGCCGAAGTTGAGGGCCGAGCCGTCCAGGGAAGTGAAGTTGTCCGAACCATCAATCGATCGAACGGTGCCGCCCGTGACATTGATGGAGGTCGTGCCGTTGGGGATGACGAAGTTGCTGGGGTTCGTCAGCGGGTAATAGGTCGAGGCCGCTGCGGACGAGGTGAGATACCCTTGTGCCTTGACGAAGGCCGTGGTGGAGATGGACGTGTCGTTGTCCGAAGTCGCAGGAGTAGGCGCCGTCGGGTTGCCCGTGAAGGTCGGAGAGGCGAGAGGGGCGTAGCCTTGGGCCTTGACGAAGGCCGTGGTCGCGATGCTGGTGTCGTTGTCGGCAGTCGCAGGGGTGGGTGCGGTCGGGTTGCCCGTGAAGGTCGGGGAGGCGATGTTCGCCTTGAGGTTGTCGGCGGTCGTCACGAAGGCCGTGGTGGCGAGGGCCGTCGTCGAGTTGCCCGCCGTTTGGGTGACGGCAATCGTGCCAGTCGGGAGACTGGGAGTTCCCGTGAAGGTCGGGGAGGCGAGGGGGGCCTTGAGGTTCAAGACCGTGTTGAGATCCGTCTGGTCGGAGAGGGTTCCGGTGATCGCGCCCCATGCAACGCCACCGCCACCCGAGACTGTCGCCCACTTGAGTTCCGTGCCGTCGAAGGACAGGACTTGATTGGTCGTCGGGGCCGTGGCGTTCAAGGTCGTCGCCGCCGCGTTGGTCAGGGACGAGATGGAGAGCTTCGGGGAGAGCAGCGAGTCGACCGAGGCTTTGCTGTAAAGGTTGATTGCCATGTCTTAGGAAATGATGAGTTGTTCCCACGCGCCGTTCTTTCGGACGTAGGGGGAGCCGTCGGAAGGGGCGTCGGTGAGGTAGGAGCCGATAGGCTGATAGGTCGAAGCCGCCGTGGCGCTGGTCAGGTAAGCCGACATCCCTGCCAAGGTCTGGTAAGTCGAGGCCGCGAGCGAGGTCGTGAGCAGGCCAGCGGTCGCCGCGGACTTGTTCTTCCAGAGGTCAGTTGCGGACTCGTAGACGAATAGGTCGCCGTTAGCCACCGAGGTAATGGACGCGTCATGAAGCTCTGCCACCTCAAATCCGTTTTGAATTCTGACGAGGACCGTCCCTTGGTTGACGTGGACCCGCTCGACGATGCCCACATAGACCATGTGGTAGGGGGCCGAGGGCTTCGTGGTCGTCCAGGCTCCCGCCGTGGTCGGGCTGAGGTAGAGTTGTTGGCCTTCCGTGTAGGCCGAGGTGTTGAGGTTCTCGACCAACCCAAGGACGCAGACGTAGCCGTTTTGGTTCGTCAAGATGTCCGTGATCACGATGCCGAAGGTTTGGGCGGAGGTCGCGTCGCCCGTGGCGATGGCCTTCGTGACCGTGACCTTGTTGCCGGCACCGCCGTTGATGTAGACGACAGTCCCCTTGGTCAGCGTCGCCCCCGTCTCGTTGCGGACCTGTGCCCGCACTTGGGTCGTCGAGCCGGAAGGGAAGCCGAAGTCGAAGACGGCGTTGAGGTTCGTCCCGCTGTTCGTGACCGTGGGGGTAGCGTCAGGGGCGAGGGCCGTCACCGTGCCGATGGCGATGGTCGCCGCAGGGCCGGGGGTGCCGAGTTCGGCGGAGAGTACCGCAGGCGCCGTGGCGAGGACGGAAACCGACAGGGTGCCCGTGGTCTCGGCAATCGTCACCGAGAGCGTCCCCAGGACTTCAGACGAGATGGAGATGGGCATCGGGGATTAGTCGGTGACTTGGTCGATGACGTTCAGACGCATCGTCTCCGAGTAGAAGATGGTCGTCGAGTAGGCGAACTTGATGTCCCAGCGGGCATTGCCGAGCGTCCACTTGGTCGTGTCGGGAACGGAGGCCACGAAGGACAGGCCGTCGCCGGCAACGGTGATCGTGCAGGGGTAGGTGTTGTCGTCCGAGTCGATGATGCTCGAGGTGACCGTGGTCGTCAGCAGATTGGCAGGGCCACCCGCCGCAGGGGTGTAGGTCACGGTGCCCGCAAAGGTCGTGCCGCGCTTGAAGGTGACGGTGGTCGAGCAGGTCATGGCGTCTTATTGTTGGCGGGATTGGAAGGGGGGTGGGTTTAGGACGCCACGACGTTGGTCGTGTAGCCGCTTCCCGTGGTCAGAAGCTTGGTGTAGCCCGTCCACGCGGCCCACCAATCGTCGTTTGTCGCCTTATAGCCCGGGAGGGTTGCCGATGGATAGCCAGGGACTGGGTCGGTCGTCCAAGTGATTAGGCCGCCGCCGATGTAGCCGGGCAGGGTGAGCGTTCCGATCAGGAGCTGGGTGACCTTCCAAGTATCATTCTCCCAGACGATGGAGGCGACCTTGATGCGTTCGGCTGCGTAGTTCTGGAGGGCGTAGTTGAGCATCTCGACAAGCAGATTGCCCGAGCCACCGCTGCCGCCGTCGACGATGACGCCTAAGGTCTTTTGATAGGCACCCCAAACATAATGGCCCTCGGTGTCCGTAGGGAAGGCCGTCGACTTCGTGTAGGCGTCCGAGCCATCAGCGATGACGGCGAGCAGGGGAAGGGTTCCCGTGCCTCCGCCCGACTCGGCTTGATTGCGCACGATGTAGACGCCCCAAGTGTTCGAGCCGCTGGCGGGTACTTCGCCCGATGCCGGCACATACTTCTGGATGGTGACATAACCATCGGAAGCCCAGATGGAGTTCGGGATGTCAGCCCCTTCGGTGCGGGAGCCTGTCGGGTAGATGGCAAAGCCTTGGACGTTGAACTCAAGCAAGGCCTGTTGGGCGCTGAAGACGGGGTTGGTCGTCAGAGAATGCATTGCGACGACGCGGCCCTTGGCGACCTGCACCCTGTCGCCCCACATCTCGACCTTGAACTGCTCGGGGCCGATTGCCTTATCGGGGAACAGGATTTCCAGCGACGACCCGTCAGCCGTGTCGATGACGTTATAGCCGACGCCGGGTTGGACGCTTCCCATTGGTTAGACGAACAGCGGGTAGACCGCCCGAGGGTAGCCTTCCTTGTTGATGCGGATTTGATAGGAACACTTGTAGACGTGCCCATACTCCTCGAAGTTGACGCCCGCGAGGAGGACTTGACCACCGAAGGCACCCTCGAAATCCGTGCCCACGAAGTCGGGGATGAGTTTGGGGCCGGTGTCCCATCCTTGCACCAGGGAACTGTGTCCCACGTTGTCCATGAAGCGCTGGACGATTGCGGATTCGGTCGTGTAGATGATGCCCGACAATCCCGTGGTCGGGGCGAGGTAGTTCGTTTTGCCGTAGTATGCGCGATAGGTGGCGTTCGGGTCCTTGAAGCCCGTGAACTCAAAAGTCGTGCCGCCCTTCTCGGGCTTCTTGAAGTGCGCGCCGTTGAGGCCGACGAACTCGCCGTTGACGAGCGTAGAGGCTGGATAGACAGGGGCGGAGGCCGTGCCCGTGCCGTAGCCGGCGATGCGGAAGTCCTCGGGATCACCGCCAGACGGAACGGTGTTGTCGAAGAAGTTCGGATGGCTTTGAATTTTCTCCGTGCTTAGGCTGACGGCGCCGCTGATGTTGGCGACCGTAGTCGTTGCGGTTGTCCATGCCCCGGTCGAAGCGTTTTCGGTGCAGATGCCGACATACTCGACCTTATACTTGATGAGGGACGCGGCATCGAATTCACGCTGGATTTTCCAAGCCTTCATGAAGCTAAAGACCGGGTGGTCTGAGCCTTTCTTGGGAGGGTTTCCAGCGGAGTCGCCGGTCCACATCACCGTTGAAGTCAGCAGTCCGTAGCCGTCATTTGAGACGGTGGCTCCTGGTTGATACTTGGCGGTCGTTAGGGCGTCGCCTGTCTTGATTAGTGCCATGATGGATTAGCGGGACATTCCCGGGGAGTAGAGGGGGTATTTGCGCCCGAGGGGTTTGGTCGGGTCTTTGTCGATGCCTTCGTTGACCAGTAGGCCCAGCTTGGCGTCCATGCTTGCGAGCGTGGCGTTGGCTTCTTGGGCGAGGAGGATTTGGGCGGAGGCACCGACGCCGATCACGCCAGCGCCGAGGGCTGCGTCTGCCTTAATCTCGGCGGCCTTTGGGGCAGCCGCTTCGGCAAGTTTTTTACCATCGCCATTGGGATTAACAATCCGAGCAATGGCATCTTGAACGTCCTTGTCTTTGGACATGGCGGAAGCGGAGTTGGCGTCCAGTCCGTACTTCAAACGAAAGCCCCGAAAGCCTCCGATTTCATCAGCGACCCTATCCCTCATTCCTTCTTGTTTTAGGAACTCCTCGGCTTCTCCTTCCTTGGCCTTTTTAGCCATTTCTCGGTCCTTGGCGTCTTCTTCTCTTGTCCTGCGTCTTTGTGCAAGGGTGATGGTCGTCTGGTCCAGATACTTCGATTCGCCTTTGACCGCAAAGTCATAAGCGTCTTTTGCGTCCTGCTTGGCCTTTGCGATGGCGGCGCTGATGAAGGAAATTGCCGATTGCACCAAAATCATCGGGGCGATGAAGCCCAGGGCGATGTCCTTAAAAGAATTGCTGAACTTCTTGCCGATGTCGTTGAGTTGATTTTGAAAGCCAGACGTGGCGGCCTTGGCCTTGTCCATCGCCTGCGGGACGTCGGAGGTCGTCTTGATGTTTACTTCGAGGGATTGGGCCATGTTAGTCGGTCTTCTCCTTTGCGGGATTGGAAGCGGACGCGGCTTGCTCGGAGGCCATGAAGGCTTCCTCCTCGGGGGTCATGATCGCCACCTCGGCACCCTTGCGGATGGCTAGGGCGGAGTTCAGCCAGATGGCTTGGCATTCCGGCATCTCCCATGCCCGCTTCTCCTCGATGCCCGAGGCGATGAGGTTGGCGACGATGGCGAGGGGCCAAGGGACGCCCTTGTTGCCTCCGCTCTTCTTGCCGTCCTGCTCCCAGAACTTGGGCCAGTCTTGGACGAGGACGTAGCCGGCGAAGGCGTTTAGCAATTTCTCGAACTTGGCTGGGTTGCGGTTAAGATGAAGTATCCGCAGCTTGTCCCTCCAGCCAATAGCCCCTAGCGGTTCTTCAGCGCATACCTGACAGGCGAAGATGAGGTCCGAAGGGGTGACATCCCCTCCCATGATTAGCGGAGACTTGAAGGCCATCAGTCTCACGCGGTACTTGAGGCACCACGGGTAAAGCGTTCGACCCAGAAACCTTGGAAGAGGTGCCGGGTCGATGAAGGCATTCAGAAAGCGTTCGTCCATTCCTGGACTATGCCCCTGCCGTCCGCTGGGTCAATTAGGGCGTGACGTCAACGCCTTCGTAGCAAACCGCCGTGACCGAGACCGAGGCAAAGTCCTTGTTGGTGCCCTTCTCGGAAACTGCCGTGACAGTACCTTCGTAAGACACCGAAGCCGTGCCACCAGAATAGGCTGAAGCGGTGTTAATGGTGAAACTAAAAACTGCCCCAAGGAGAGGCATGGTCGAAGCCTTGCAGATGCCGTCGACGGTGATTTCCGTCTTACGGTCGTTGTAGCGGGCGGTCTTGGTCAAGCCCGTCTCGTCAGCCACCGTGTTCGACAGGTTGAAGGTCGAGTTGACCGTGAAGGACTGCACGAAGAGGTTCAAGACGGTGCCATTGACGCCATAGAGGCAGGAGGTTCCAGTAGAGACGGCGGCCATTTGTCTTTGCCCTGTTTGGAATAACTAATCAGGGGGCGAGGCAGACCATCACCGAGAAGGAGAAGGCGGTAGCCCAAGAGCGTTCGTCCACCCCTTCGTCCTCGGACCCGATGGTGACGTCGTAGCAGGACGCGTCGGCCCCAGCCGTGAAGGCGGCTTGGATGCTTGCGAGGTCACGCATATTGCCGACCAAGGCGGCGCAGCGGAGGCGGTGATCGGCAAGGGTCGTGTCGTCGGCGTTGGAGAAGAGGGTGATGCGGACCGAGCAATCGTAATTGCCAGCACCTTCGGGGAGGCTACCGGGCGGGCGGGCGGAGTCGCAGAGGACCACGGCCTTCGGGAGGGTCTGGGTCGCGGCGGAGTCACCCGTCAGGAAGGAGACCGTGGTGAGGCCCGTCTGCATTGACAGGTAGGTGGCGAGCGTGGACTCGACGATGTGGCGGATGGAAGCGGGCATGGTTATTTGCGGTTAAACTTTTTGATGTCGTCGTCGACAAGGTTGCGGATTTTGGCGGGCATCTGCTTGACGCGGTTGCCGTAGACTAGGCCGAGGACATCCGCTTGGTCGGCGATGCCGAAGATGTTGCCGTGAAGATTGCGGATGGTGACGTCGGCTAACTTGTCGGAGAAGCTCGTGACGCTTTGTCCAGGGACGGTGCTGTGCTTGGTAATCCAGCCCGCTGCTCGTAGCTTGGACCCGGCGTTCTTCTCGACCCCGTTGATGACGGGCTTGGGCAGGGACATCAAAGCCCGATACCAGCCCGACTTGATGGCACCGACGGCCTTCTGGCGTTGCTCGACAAAGGTGTCGATGTCCGCCTTGCGCTCAACGACCCGCTTGTCGAGGGACTTGACCCCGCTGACGTTGCGACCGTTCTTCCAGAGACGGCCTTGGGTGCGGACGTAGATCGGCTTGTAGGCCGCGTCGATTTCCGAAGGGCTTTGCAGGAAGCCGGCATCTGCGCTGAAGTCATTGGCGGCGACTCGACTGCCGATGCGGTTGAAGTAGTTCCTGGCCTTTTTGAAACCCCAATCGGTGCCGTAGCCGTTGTAGTTTAGGGATAGGATGCGGGCGACGAAGGAATTGGCAGAAATTATGGAGGACTGGGACGAAGCCAACTTCCAGAAGAGGCCGGAGTTGTTGTTCAAGGCGAGGGAGCCAAGCCGCTTGATGACGCGGGCAGCCTTCGTTTTGTTGCTTCCGCCCGTCAAAGGCACGACCACCTTGCCGACGTCTCGGTCGATAGCCCGCTCGCCCGCCTTCTTGGCGCCGTTGGAAAGGCCACCGCCACCGCCCTTGACGAGGGGAGGGGTGAACATGGCGGCGTCTTGGCAGGCTAGGGCGGCTTGCTCCAGCGTGGCGTCGCGGATGGTCTGCTTGCTAGCGGCGGCGAACTTATTGATGGCAGACTCAAAGGCCGCTAGGCTCGCCGGCTTGAGGGTGACCTTGACCACTTTATTGGTTGTCGTCGATGACGACGAGCGTGATCCACGCCGACCCGGGCTTGTAGGTCTGGGTCGTGATGCGGACGGTCTTGCCCCCTGCCACGATTTTCTTCCCTTGGGCGAGGGAGGCGATGGGGACACCGCCCGACAGTAGGGCCGCCGATGCCCCATTAGACCCGTCTGGGAGGCTCCAGGAGGCGTTAACGGCGGGAAGGCGGACTGTGTACTGGGTACGCTCACAATACCCCCCTGCCTCGAGGACGGTGGCGACGGCAGGGTCGGAGATGAGGCAGAGGAAGGTGATGGCCCCCGAGTTGGCGGAGCCAGCCACGCCGAAGTCGGCAATCATCTCCTTCGCGTCGGGCAGGAACTCAGAATAGAGGCTCATCACTTTTGCCCGATTTGGCATAAAAACAAAAGACCCCCAAGGGGTGAGCCAAGGGGGTCTCGTTTAAGCGGCTAGGCCGCCACCGTTTAGGCGGTGGTCAGGCGGCGGAGGGACGTCGCACGACC